TTCTAATTTCGTTAGCTTCTGTCATTGCTTTTTGCTGATCTTGATGTCTTGTAGCGTTTAACCCTACATTCTCAATCATACAAATTATTCTATCTATTTCTTCCATATCGTTTCTACAATGGAATCTTACACAACCGTTAGCTACTATTTTTTGCCTACTGGCTCATACAAGTATTTACCCGTTAATACAATTGGCAAAAACACAGTTTCAACTCCTATCACACTCCACACTACATTTCCTGTGTTCACTCTGTAAATAACGCTATCGTTTTTAAATTCATCTTCATCCATCCATCCGTAAGGCTCTACAACAACGTCTTTACCATTAATTCTAATCTTCTTACTGTCAGCACAGCTAGATAGTAAAACAGCAGCTAACAAGGCATATATTGAATAGCTAAGAATTTTCTTTAAATTTTTCATATTACTTATTTTTAAATTGTTACTTGTTATTAATGTGTGCTGTTACTGGTCGCTAATCACCATATGCGGAACGTTATAAACAATTTAAGTGAGGTCATTGTGTTCTATGCAAAGGTTATGTAAAATACAAAGTTGGGTTTGATTAAGTTCAGTTAGTAGATGCCTATACCATATCCACCCTAAGTCATTACACTGTTTACCGTACATCAGTATAGTAGCATTGGTATAAAGTCTATAAATAGGTCTACATCCTATCACTAAGCTAATTAGGGACTCCTTATCGTTTACTGTCATAACAATTCAAAAGTTTATAACACACTGTATAGCTAATAAGCACCAAGTGTGTTGGTTAATAATTTAATTTAATACTGTAAGCTTACTAGCAATACAGAAAACGTTAGCAATCATTTAATGAATCTTAGCACATACTCAAAAGACCTTCTAAAACCTATTCTGTAAGCTGTTCTTTCCTCAAAGCTGTTATCCATTAGCCAATCTTTTATCTGCTTATCTCCTTCTGCTATTACCTCTTCCTTAGTAGGTAACGGATTTCTAACAATATGTAAATCACATAATTCATCCAACATTTCATCCCAATCTGTTTCTGATTCGTTATGTCTTCTTATTGCGTTTGCTATTTTTTCTCTCATAATTACGTGGGTTACATTTAACGTTATCAGTAATCATTTCTCCAATGTTCTAAAACCTCTTTGGTTGTCATTCCTTGTTCATTGCACATACTAACCCACAAACCACCTTTTTCTCCATAGGTAGCTTTAGACCAAGACTGTTCATTAAGCCACGACAAAATAAAGGATGCTGTTATAACGGAAAAACATGAACGGTATCACGCTTTTCCATAAACATTTTTCAAATTAAAAGAATTTTACTGCTGTCTTTTTGTGTGTATATAGCTGATTTCCTCCAGAATACTCGTCCTCTGCAAGCCTACCATTTAAAACAATTATAGATCCTTTGTTTTTCTTTAGGCTATCTCCCAATTCAGCCCATTGCTCCATCCAAACCATACATGTAAAAACCTTGTCATTGCACTGAAGAGTTAGTTTGGCAAACTCAATATTTGTTTTCTTGGAGTTCATAATTCTTATGTCAACAAGGGTTGCGGCAAATCCAAAAAACTTATCTCTCTTTGAATCTAAATTAAAGTCCTCTGGCTTTAAATATGCTAATGACTTGAACTTATCCTTAAGTCCTGACTGATTGTAAACGCCCCTGTAATCTATGCTTCCAAGACCAGAAAGCGAGTTTTGAAGCCTATTCCAAAAGAAAGATTTTAGAATTTGGTCAGATGGAAACTTGTCTTCTGGAACGTTTTCTCCAAGATGGTCAACATAAAACTTTTTAATTAACTGAAATCTACCTACAATCGAACTCAAATCCTCCACCTCATCAAATGCACCAGACAGTATCAGGTTTATTATGGTTGTTTTGATGACCTTATGACCCTTTGTTCTTTTTATAAAATCATCAATTCCACTATACTCACCATCAGCTTCACGTATGTTCACTATATTTTGAGTTGCAACATCCCCAACCATCTTTATAGAGTTTAAAGCCCAGTATATTTTGTTGTTCTGATAATCAGTCACAAATGACTTTCCAGATGTATTTACGTTTGGTGAAGCAATCTCAATTCTACCATCGTCATAAATTTCTGATATTATCAAAGGTCTAGTATTGTCATCAGCAAATTCAAGTGACATCGTATAGAAGTGAACTGGATAGTGTGCTTTTAGATAGGCTGTCACATATGATTCTAATCCATATGCTGCTGCGTGTGATCTGTTAAATCCATACTCAGCACCTTGCTCAATATCATTCCAAATCTTTATTGCATCCAACTCATCACACCCATTTTTAACTGCACCATCAATAAACTTAACTCTATATGACTCCATTAGGTCTTTTTTCTTCTTACCCATAGCCTTTCTCACATCATCAGCCTCCTGCAATGAGAATCCACCAATCTTTTGAACAACCACCATACTTTGCTCTTGATAGCAATTGTGGACAACTAGCCCACCAGAAGTAAAGCTGTGAACATCCCTTACTGACAGATCATACACTCTTTCACAAACCTCCTCTTTTACGGAAAGCACCAGCCCCCAAGCTACATGCTCAACATCAACTCCAAAGTTATCGCACACTGTCTTAGAAACAAACCTCAAATCTCTTCTCAACGCTGAAGAAGTATGGTTCTTCTTGTGATATCCATTCAATTTATGTTTTTGATCCAACAAATATTGTCTTGGGACAACAACTCTATTATTAGTTCTCCTATCTAAGTTTCGCTTTATCAAAAACTTTAGTCTAGCATCACTAGCATCAAACCCAGTGCAATATGCTTCATTATTATATCTGGAACTATGAACCTTATTTTCTTGAAGAAGCTTGAAAATTCCGTTAGCCATACTTTCGTAACCAAGCCTTATAGTTCCATTCGCCACACACCCATCTCCTTCAATGAACCCTATTGCTGTCATAAGAGTTGAATTTTGGGGGAAGAACTTTTTGTCTTTTGTCTTCCCAAATAAATCAAGACTTTTTAGTAAATTCGTAAAATTATTTGCTTTAAATTCTTTACAAAAGCTCCCATTTGAAAGACCAGTAACAACAGATAGTTGGCAGTACCAAGTTCTCACATTGAAATAGACTCTGCAATTCAAATCAAACTCTCTATCAAATATTTCCTTTACCTTATTTGCAAAAATCTCGTCTGAGCAAGCTATTGTCGGTGTTCCCTTGCCAAAATATCCATCGGCTAAAGCTAATCCCACACACCAATCTTTTATTGTACCAAAACCATTGTTTGACTGAGGGTACATCCATTGTCCCTTGACGATATCTTTCTTAATATCAAGGTTCTGAACTTCAACCCAGCCCCTTTGAGTTAGAATCTTGTGGTCTGCGGTTGCAACCAACTCTTCGCCAAAGGAAGTTCTTATTCTATATGTCTGCTTAACTCCTTGATCTAAAACGTCCTCAACCTCTTTCCACTCACCTGTTTCAGTAACAACCATGTCACCAATCGAAACGTTGTTTATTTTCTTGATGCCACTATTAGTAGTTATATTCGATTCTCTAGACAAGCACATAATGCCATAAGTATCCTTAGTTATCTCATCCATACCCCAATCATACTTCACTTTTTTTCTGCCATGCTTCATCTCAACATAATCTTCATGATAGTTTAAGTTGATTGTTGCTGGTCTATATAGTGCATTGGCAGCAATAATATCGTCAATACAGCTAGGCTCCATTGATTGAATAAACTTGGTCATTTTTATTCCAGAGAACTGAAATATATTTTGAGTAAATCCTTTTTGAAATATCTCATAGGTCTTTTCATCACTAAGCCTATTTGTGTATATGTCGTGAAAATCCACATCTTCGCCAGTCTCCCTTTTTATTGATTTGACAACTGTATGGATCTTATCCAATATAGTTGTACCCAATAAGTCTAACTTAAGTAGTCCAGATGCCTCAATCCACTGACCCTCCCACTCGGAAACCATTTGGTCATCATGTAGCTTCATAGGAGTCCAATCCCATGCATTCATCAGTGAGCCATTCTTGTCGTACTTTGGAGTAATTACAACCCCAGCAGCATGTATTGATGGTGACTTTGAGTTTCCCATAACAACTCTCACAACCTCAAGCAACTCTGGATAATCAAATATAAATTTCTTGACCATTTCACTCTCCATTGCTTTAGCAAAAAAGTCTGAAAATCCAAACCCAGAATTTACCTCTTTTTGACTCACCAATTTAGTTACTGTCTTTACAACTTGAGTATTGATTCCCATCATACGAGCAACATCTCCAATAGCAGATTTAATTCCTAGACTGGTGAATGTGCCAATAGAAAATACTCTATTCTTACCATACCTTTGCTCCAAATATTCTTTAACTTGCTGCCTACCTGACGACTCAACATCAGAATCAATATCTGGTGGTGAGCCAGCAGCTACAACTTCATCTACAATATACTCTATCTTATTTACAAATTCATTCTCTATTTTATCACCTTCTCTCAAATCCTCTGCATTAATGAATAAGTTTTCATATCCATTATCTAGCTCCCTAATAATGTATATTAGCTTACTTTCCTTTATTCTAATTTCCCTTCCATCACCTAAAGTGGCAATCACATATTTAGTCTTAACCGTTTTCTTCAAACGACCTTCATTTAAGAATCTTTCAAATAGAAGATTATATTTGATTGGATCTATGTGTGTTACTCCAAGTAGATATGACAGAACTGAACCTCCAGCAGAACCCCTTGCAACACCAACATATATGTTGCTTCTTCTACAATACTCCAACCAATCCCAATTGATTAAGAAGTAGTCCAAGAATCCATTTCCATCAATTACACGAAACTCTTCATCTAACCTATCTTGATACTCATCGTCCATTCCAACAGGAACTCTATCATTCCAATTAGAGTCCACGATTGCATTAAACAACTCATACTTATCCTTATATTTAGTCTTTTCCTCATTAGTCAACTCATACTCAGGCATATTTAGAAAATCCATACTTATTTCAAAGTCACACTGTATTGCAACTTTCATCGTATTTTCTACAGCCTCATCAAATATCTTATCAAAAAACCCTAAGTCACCATCCTTAAACAAAGGCTCAAACTTATCAAAGTGATACTCGTATGGTCTGAAAGACTGTTCCTTTGATTGTAGGTGAGTAGCACCTATATCAATCATATTAAGATACTTTTTCACAACGTTATCTGAATTGTGAACATAGTATGAGTCGCTTAACAATATAGGTTTCAGCAGCCCCTTTCTACCAAACCTATCAATATACTCCTTTGTTTTTGATAGATAGTGACCATCAATTTTGTCTGACGAATATTCAGTGGTGTCTATTTGATAATATGTGTCGTCAAATGCATCTTTGTAAGAAGAAAGGCTATCCTGAGTTGGAATATTGTCTTTATCAAATACAAACACAATTCCTTCACCAAATCGCAACAAGTCCTTAGACTCTATTGCTTTTTCAACAAGATTCTCATTATTTATTATGTTTGATATATTCAATATATTCTTCCAACCAATCTCATTTTTTGCATATACTTTTGCACCGACTTTTTCTTCATCAACAATATAGTCGATGCTCATTCCAAGTATAGGCTTTATGCCATGTTTCTTGCAAGATGACTGGAATATTAGCGTTCCAGCTAAAGTATTCTTTTCACAAATTCCTAGTGCCTTGTATCCGAAGAACTTTGCTTTCTTCGCATAATCATCATACTGACCACTGCCATTTAGAAGCTCACGGTGACCATGAACTCCAAGGTGCGTAAAATCATCCTCCATCTCTAAGAAAGCCTTGCCAACACTCTGCAATGGATTCATTTCAGCTTTTTCACAATCATTTGATGTGTAGTACCACATGTCACCAAACTTATATATGGTATTTTCAAGTCCTTCATCCATTAACTCATCACTATCAGTTTCTATTGCTGATAGATTTAATTCAAAGTCTTGGTCAAAAACAGGCTCTTCACCACTATCAAATATAAAAAACTTGCCAGCACCACTTATTTCAACAATCTCTTGTGCTTCATCAAACTTAAAGTCAATGAAGTTTTCAACTAGCCACTCCTTCAATTCATCTATCATAACTAAATATCTATAATTTCAACCATATTACTATAAAAATCCTCTTGTGTTCTTGCGAGTGATAGGCATTGTTGAATTTGCTCACCATTCAAATCCCCAACGTCCATCCCACCCTTAACACCATCAGCATCCATTGTTGATGCAATTCTAACATTAAAAAACTTGCCAATGTCCATTCTCTTAATATCCTCAATTGCATCATCATCAAACCACACTATAACATTCTTTATTCCCTTTGACTGAAGATGGTATATTTGCTCCTGACTCATCTTTTTCCCAAAAGTACACACCGCACGAACCTTATTTGACTCGAATATGCCAAGCTCTTGAGATAATTGAATAACATCCATAAATCCCTCAACAAGTATTGCAGTATCGGTTTCACCCTTAATTATGTGGTCGAACCCACCTAGCATTTTAGCAAACTCATTTCCATCAGAGTTTTTGTATCTCAATATTTGATAGCCACCCTTTCTTTTTTGTACTTTATTGTAGTGAACTATGTCTTTCTTTTCCCACGTATGCCTACCGACATATCCAGTCAACAAACCATTCATGTGAACCCCAATAAGAATATAGTCGCTATACTTCCAATCATACGACTTAAACACTGGAAAGTCAAAGTAGCTTTCATCAAACCAACCCCTACTATCAAGATATTTATCAAAAGAAGTCCTTTTTGTGTCTGGTGGCAATTCCACTTCACCTAACTCAAGATCTAAATCAAACTCTTCATCATCAATAGCCAACAAATCCTCAACATCATCATCAACATCGAAAAAATCTTGTATTAGATCCATTCTATCAAAGTGTGTCATTAGCTTGACAGAACCTCCTCTTTCACCACAACTAAAGCAGTTCCAAGGATTCCCATCTTTAGCCAATGAAATCCCAAATTTCTGTGACTTGCCACAGAATGGGCAATCAGATATAATATTTCGCTTACGACCATCATATCTAACGTTATCTAATACTTCAGTTAAATCATCATATGTTAAGTTTTCCATAGTAAATCATTTTATATTATAACGGAAAAAAGGGTGAAGTATCACACCCCACCCAATATTTATTCAGAAATAGCCAACAATTCTATTGTCTTTTTTCTGTCGTAAAAACGATCTGCACCATAATCACTACATAATTCAAATGTTTGACCAGCCCTAGTAAATCTTGATTTATCTATAAATAATCTCAACTTATCCTCACCAATCTCATCAATGGTTCTATTTATTGTCACGAACATTGTTAGCGGCTTAATGATTCCTTTAGCCTCAGAAACATTATGTCTAGTCAATATAAAGTTTGGATTGTTTAGGTCTGAGGGTGGTATGTCATTTGCTTGTGTTGCAGTAAGAACAACATTGTCAAACTCAACAGATATATCCTTTAATTCATCAGCAATTTGAGTTCTTCTATGTCTTTCTTCAACTGGCTTCCAATTCGCTCTATCAGCAGTTGTAAGTAATTCCAAATAATCGACAACAACTAAATCAATCTTGCAGTTGTGTGCTTTCTGAACATCATTAACCATTGCTCTAACATCTGCTGTAGATGGTGACTTGGCAAATTGCTCAAATGTCTTAACATAAATTTCCCCCTCTATCTTTCCAAATGCAGTTTCAAGTTTTGATAGTTTTTCAACATCAATTCCACCGTTTTCAATAGTAGACGAGTGTACTCCAGACAATGTTGCACCATAACCAGCCAACGCCTCTTCTCTAGACCCCTCTAACTGAATGTGAAGTACGTTTGCACCAAGTCTAGCATTAGTTGCCGCTGCCCATCTCATAGCCTTAGTCTTACCACCACCAGATGCCGCCATATAACATACAACTTGCTTACTTTTTATGCCACCTGTAAGCTTATCTATCTCATCAACACCAAACATAACTCTTCTGTCGTAGCTAGAGTTATCTAGTCCTTTCGCAGCAATTGCATCAACATTTCTTTTTGCAAAGCCTTGAAGTACGGCATCAAAAGTCTCTTTCTTTATTGTGAAATTCTGAAAGGAGTCAGATAACCCAACTAGTCTTGCCACAGCTTCATCTTTCTTGCCCTTATTGAACAGCTTGCCCATCTCTTTGTATTCTTGAATGAACTTTGCATTAATTATAAATGCTTGAAGCTCTTCAATAACCTCATCCACAGACAACTCAACAACAACATCCTCTATATCTTCCAAAAGATAGAAAATTTCATCATCATCATCAAATTTTTGGTAAAGTAGATTTAATGATGGTGCTTTTTGGTGAGCTTTCATATGCTTCTTAATTTGAGTTAAGATACTGCCATACTCTTTGTTTGGCAAATGATCTAACTCTAAATGTGAAGAAACAATTGATGCAACTTTCTTATCTCTTAGTGTTGTTGAAAAAAGTGACAACAAAAACTTGGCATTAAACTTTTCACTACTTTTACTCATATTATTTTGATTTCTTAATTCTATTTCTTGCTCTACATAAAGCATTTTTTACATCAGACTCATTCATGCTGAGTTCACTACTAATGTCCCTGACACTTATTCCATGATAATACTTTAGGAAAAGTATCTTTATGTCTATGTCATTACTTTTGGATACAGATTCCTCAACCTCCCTAAATGTGCCTGTGCCAAAATCGCAGTCTGGCATTAGTTTTTGTAGCAGTAACATAAGCCTTTCCCCAACACCATTATTGAAGTCAATGTTGCTAGGGCTTGTCTTAAATGTCGCATCATCAATTGAGGAAACAAAGTCTTTTGCTGATGCTGGTCTATATTTTTTCTTGTACCCATGATGCTCAGTAACAAACTCTTGGTCACTACCTTTTCTTGCTTCAACATATGATGGCTTTGCAGCTTCTAACTTACCAACCTCTCTCCTAACTATAGTTATTATCCAATTCTTAACGTTGTTTGTTGGGTCAAGAGTATGTATGTACCTAAGCAAATACATACATACTTCTTGAAAATTGTCACCGTAGTTTGATGCTTTTTGAGTCATGTTTGCGACAGTTCCCTTAATTAGAGGGTGGTATGGCTTTATGTACTTGTCATACATATGTCTGTCTTGCTCTGTGACTAATTTTGTAATCTTTTTTCTTCCCATTGTTTTAGTGTTACATGCTTAAATCTTATCTTTCTATTTACCATATTTTTATCAGTATAAGCGTATCTCCTTGGAATAAATGTGCTACTGAATAATGCATTTGATGGATTTAGCTTTCCACCCTTAGATACCTTTGGTGATGGAACAACTAATTGGACAAATGTTCCAAGTTGCATAAGCCATTTAATCTTGATTACTGCTTGTTGCGTTTTGTTCTGAAAATCAAAGTTAGGCTTTATCTCTATTCTAGAAATATCTTTCTGAGATGCAAAATATGGCAGTGTCTTTGGATCAGTTATCTCTTCCTCCAAATTGTAGTAAAACACACCTTTTGCTTTCTCATTCCAATATATCTTGAAATCTGGATTATAAGTACACTCTCTTAGGAATGGCATCTCCATATCTTTATATTTGGTCTTTAGCTTTTTCTTCCAAGGTATTTTGACTGGAAGTGCTAAATCAAATATTTCAGACTCATAGCTCCAATCATCAATATATCCCTTGTCCATTAAATCATCTAAATACCAGCTAAAGTTCCACTCCTCATTTGACTTAAAAAAATTTCTTGGTTCATGGTCAAATTCCATAATCTATTCTACTTAAATCGTTCTCCTTAACAACTGTAATTGCTCTACCAACCGATGCAGGCAAGGGAATATGTGTTATCAATATGCTTGTTTCGCCTTGCTTTTCCAATGCCCTAACAATAGAGGTCATTCCCTCAGCATCAGATGCATCAAGAATTTCATCAATTACAAGCAAATTTAATCCCTTATTATCACCAGCATTCATATTGATTAGACTACTAAGTGTTTTTGCAAATGATAGATTTATTAGTGCTTTTTCTCCGCCAGACCTTTTCCCAAATGAACCAATGTCAATTCCATTCCTGACCAATATAGAGCTAATTTTTTCGCTAGTTTTATTGTTTGCTAGTCTCTTATTAGCTGTTAGCTGAATAAATATGTCAGAGCCAAATTCACACAAGAAATCATTTGTTAATGCTTCCATAGACTTTAGGCTCATATTTGCTAGATGTGACTTGAATCGCTTAAATACATCAAGCTGAACATCATAGCCACCAACTTCCTCAGACAATTCAGATAGCTTTTCATCAACTGGCTTAAATTTTGCTTGTGTTGAAGCTATTTTGTTTTTTAATGGTGTTACAGCATCTGATTCATTTGATGTGCTTAACCCCTCTATTTTCAAGCCATATGACTCAATCTTATTCTTATGATCGGCAATCTTGGACTTGCTAGAACTAATATCTCTCTCAATATCAAACCTCTCCTTATTTAGTGCTATTTTATTTTGACTAATCTTTGAGATTCTGCTATTTAAAGAACCAATTGCTGCCTTAATAGAATCAATTTTTTTTGCCTCAGAAACACCATTCTCTATGATAGATGAAAGACTTGTGCGTGCTTTATTTACTGCATTTTCTGCATCACTTACATCAAATGATTTGTCTGTTGGATCAAATTCGTGACCACATTTGGGACAATCAATTGAGCCCTTAATTCTCAATTCAATGTGAGATATGTTGTGCTTAAGTTCTTGAGCTGCCGACCTAATTGACTGCCTAACAGATTCTCTAGCCTCAAGGTTTTCTTCCGCTTTGCCCAACTCCTCCTCCAATAAGTCTGAGGTAGGCAATTCACTAATCTCATCAATTATATCTTGTAAGTCCAAGTTGTCGTTATCAATCTCAACAAGTAGATGCTTAATGCCTCTCTTAGAAATGTCAATCAGCTCATTTATATTAGCAATCTCTTCAGTTGAATCTATCGGCTTTCTATTTTCAGTCTCAAATAAGGTTGATTCCAATGCCTCTAATGTTGATGAAAGAGAAGTGTGCTGTTTCTTAATTTCACTTAACTCCTCAAATGCATCTGCCTTATCCTCCTCTAAATCTGAAATAGATTTGTCTACAATTACACCATTTGAGAATCTATTGATTACCTCTTTCTTTTTGGTGTCTGATGAGTCAAGAAATGGTGTGAACTTTGATGCAGTTAATATAAAGAAATTTAACAAATCCTCTCTACTAATGCCAATCTTA